CAACAAACGCAGGCATTTGGTCGGCATCTTTAACCGCCAACGGTCAAGCGGGATCGACAACAACACCCAGTACAGTAAACGCCGGAGTGCTGGTAACAGGTGGCGCTGGCGGCGCTGGGAATCCGGCAACTTTTGCCGCCGCAACTGGGGGATCAATCAATCGCGGTGGCTATAACCAATCAGGCTTGACAAACTTTGTTATTGCAGGAGGAACAGGTGCCAGCGGATCAGCAGGTAATCCAGGGCAAAGTGGGATTTGCATACTTCCTCAAGTAAATAGTCCATACGAAATGTTTTTCACTGGCGGCGCTGGCGGAGGAAATAGCACAACTGTTGGCGGAGCAGGTGGCGCAGGTTGTTTTGGATGTGGCGGCGGCGGAGGCGGAAGTCGCCAAGGTGCCAATAATAGCGGCGGCGTCGGTGGCCGAGGCGGCAACGGCATCGTAATCATCTGGTCATTCTGAGGTAGCTATGATCAAATCAGTCATCAAGTCAAGAACAGTTCAGTTTGCCATGCTGTTGGCGGTTCTTTCTGTTCTTCAGGGATTTGTCTTTGTCTTGCCTATTTCCCATGCGGGGCAAGCAGTTGTTGGATGTTTAATTGCAGTTGCAATAGTTGTTCTTCGCGCAATTACAACTCAGCCTTTGCTGGAGAAATGATGCCGGAAGTTGACGTCCTCACGCTTAAATTGCAAACTCTCCATGAAGATGTGGGAGAGATGAAATCAGTTCTTAAAGACCTGACTGCTGCGATCACTAAGTTGGCATTGATTGAGGAACGTCAAACACAGGCGGCGGCGGCTCAAGAGCGGGCCTTTGGAGTTCTGGCGAAACTTGAGGAACGTGTTGCTTCCCTTGAGACGCATGTTCCAGCAAACAAGCGCATGAATGTTTGGTTTGATCGTGCGCTTTGGGGTGCGATTGGCCTGCTTTGCATGTTTGTCGCTAAGAAGACAGGACTTGCGTGATGGAGCCGGACCCGATTAAATTATTGAAGGCTCAGGCTAAAGTTGAGCTTGATCGGCTAGAGGCTCAGGCTACTGCGCGAGAAGTTTCTAGCAAGGCTATTGGCAAAGAAGCACTGTTGTGGATTTTTCTGTTGGTGCTTGTGGGTGTTGGCGCATCTGCTTTTCTTGATGCTAATGCTTTGCCTGCCGTGATTGGTCTGGTTGCTACTGCGACAATGGCATTGATTCAAATGGTATCTGGCATCGTCAATGAAGTGAAGAAAGAAGAGAAGCCAGAAATCACGATTATCAAAGAACTGATCAATCGACTTGATCAGAAAGAGCCTCCAATGCGCGTTGATGTGAACGACGGCAAGGTGACGGTGACCAAGGGTGATGACACTATCACCACAAGGAGCAGTTAATGCTTTCTCTGCTCTCAACGCTCGGCGGTTTGCTTATCAGCGGCTTGCCCAAACTGCTGGACTTCTTTCAGAACCGCGCTGATCAAAAGCATGAGCTGGCTCTTGCCCGTGTTCAGACTGAGCGGGAGTTGCAACTAGCGGCTCAAGGTTTTGCAGCCCAGGCGCGAATGGAGGAGATCAGGACCGACCAGATCGCCATGCAGACTGAAGCCCAGATGACTGAGGCTGCGCTTAGGCATGATGAGAAAGTTCTAGAGAAGGCTAGTAGATGGGTCGTCAACTATGTTGGCACTGTTCGGCCTACGGTCACCTATATCTTCATCCTTGAGTTGGTTGCTATCAATGCGGCTATCGCTTGGTATGCGTTCAATCAGCCTGGGTTGATCAAGAACATTGATGACTTGCTCAAAGTCACTGACGTAATCTTTTCGGAAGATGAAATGATAATGCTTGGTGGCATCGTAGGTTTTTGGTTCGGGACTCGGAGTTGGGGTAAGAAGTGAAGTTAAGTCCCATCGGTGCTGCGCTTATGCACCGATACGAAGGGTTTAGAAACAAGCCTTACCTTTGCCCAGCGCATATCTGGACGATTGGTTATGGTCACGTTCTATACCAAGAACAAATTAGACTGCCTGTAGCAAGAGTTGGCGACTATCAGGGCTTGATCCGCAAAGAATTAGCGTTACGCTCTGAAGATAATCGAGTCTGGAGCAAAGATGAGATTGAAAAGCTCTTCAGCGAAGATGTCGCATCTTTTGAGCGTGGTGTTCTTCGACTGTCTCCTAATTTGGTTGGTCGTCAAGGCGCATTTGACGCTGTTGTATCTTTTGCATTCAACGCAGGGCTAGGCAACTATCAGCGCAGCACAATCAGAATGAAGAATAACCGAGGCGACTTTGAGGGCGCAGCGGAAGCCTTCATGGCATGGACTAAGGGTGGCGGCAAAGAACTGCCTGGGCTAGTCCGTAGACGAAAAGATGAAAAAGCACTATTCTTAAGTTAGAAACAAGACAGGACAAGAGATGCCATTCAGCAGCAATAGCGGCAAAGACTTCATCAAATCACTCAACCTGCAAGCCAAGACCATCCTAGATGTCGGCGCGGGCAGTGGCACCTACAAAGACCTCCTAAACCTCAAAGGCAAATGGACTGCCCTAGAGATTTGGGAGCCCTACGTTGACAAGTATTCTCTGCGAGAGAAGTACGACGAAGTTATCGTCGGCGATGTCAGGTCACTAGACTTCCAAAAGTACGATGTTTGCTTCTTGGGGGATGTGCTTGAGCACATGACCGTTGAGGAAGCGGTTTCCGTAGTCAACAAGGCTAAACAGAACTGCACCACGGTCATCATCAGCATTCCTCTGGGGCACTACCCTCAAGACGAATACGACGGGAACCCTTACGAGAAGCATGTAGTCCCTGATTGGTCGCATCAGCAGGTTCTGGAGAACTTTGGTGAGCCATACCAGTTCCACATTGACAAAGAGATCGGTGTCTACGTTTACAAGCGGCTGAAGATCGCGGTCTATGCCATCAGCAAGAATGAAGAGCAGTTCGTCCAGCGGTTCTGCGAGTCTGCTGCCCAGGCCGACCTGATCCTGATTGCCGACACAGGCTCGACAGACGGTACGGTCGACACAGCCGAGTTCTACGGAGCAGAAGTCCCGTCCATCTGCATCAGCCCGTGGCGGTTCGACAAAGCTCGAGATGCTGCTTTGGCGCTGATCCCTCGAGACTTTGATGTCTGCATCAGCTTGGACCTAGATGAGGTGATGGAGCCTGGTTGGCGCGAAGAGATTGAACGAGTCTGGAAGCACAACACAACCCGACTGCGCTACAAGTTCGATTGGGGCCACAACATCCAGTTCTACTACGAGAAGATCCACCATCGTCACGGGTATCACTGGCACCACCCTGTCCATGAGTACCCAGTCCATGATCAGCGGATCAAAGAGGTCTACGCTCAGACGGACAAGCTGCTGGTCAGCCACCACCCTGATCCGACAAAGAGCCGCGGCCAGTACCTCGACCTGCTCAGGATGGCCGTCAAGGAAGACCCGAGGTGCCCTAGAAACGCTTTCTACTTCTCTCGGGAACTGACGTTCTATCGGCTCTGGGATGAGGCCCTAGAGGCTCTGAGCGCTTACCTGGCGATGCCTGAGGCAACATGGCCTAACGAGCGGTGCTATGCGATGCGTCTGCTGGCTGACTGCTGGGAGGCTAAGGGAGATCACTACCAGGCGCAACAATGGGTCAGGAGGGCGGCCGCCGAGGCTCCCTACACTAGAGAGCCCTGGGTCCGCATGGCAGAACTGGCCTACACCCGCAAGGATTGGCAGGAGTGCTTCTACGCAGTAAATCAAGCGCTGTCAATCAAAGACAAAGCACTTGTGTACACCTGCGATCCGTCCTGCTGGACAGAGAAGCCTTATGACTACGGATCGATTGCTGCTTGGCATCTAGGTTACAAAGACATCGCGCTTGATTGGTGCAAAAAAGCGCTTGAGTTCAACCCAGACGATGCTAGACTGCAATCGAATCTCGTAGTTGTCTCCTCCCTGAGCGAAAGCTCTTAAAGCCTCTTCGGAGGCTTTTTTTTCGCCCACTCGGCCATGATGTATTTCTCTAGATACTCACGGCCACGTTTACCTCTAGCTTTTTCAATACCCTCAAGGTACGTTTTACGGTTGCCTTTTGGCATTGAGAGGACAAATCTGGCTTCACACTCTGCCCGGTGATGCTCTCTATCGTCGTAAACCTGTGTTGATTCGCGCACTCGCGTCTCCTCTTCCCCCCTCGCGTTTCAAGTACAAACGTCCAGACTCCGCACGTTGGACAGCGCATGTTTTTTTTGATCCTTGTGAGTTTTTTGTGCTGACACAATTTTAGAAATCTTATATGTTTGCCAGTTGCCATACGCTATTTGCTACAGGCTTGCGTACAGGCGCTGGTTTAGTAATCTTTGGTTTTGGTCGCAACACTGTCGGCTTGCTTTTGGTGATATAAAGACCGCACTTAGCTCCGGGCACCATGTTCACAAGGCATCCCTTCTTGACCAAGTTATGCACTGCGTAACGAGCTTGATCGGGCCACTCATAAAAGTGCTGACGAATCTCTTTCATTGTTCGCATGCGGTAACAAAAGTCCAGCACTTGTGCGGAATGTTCTTTGACGAATTTCATTTTTTAACAATGCGCGTCGGTTGTACTCTTGCTTGCTTAGTTTTGGAGGCTTGTTAGCGTCCTTGCCTAGGCCATAAGCGTAGAGTGCGCGAGGATACAACCTCCCTCCGTCTTCGTCACGCCGATAGCCTGAGATGTGAAAGTTGTCGCACCCCTGAAGAGCAGCAGCTATCTGGTTAACGTGCTTTATCTTTAATTGCTCCGCCAACTCTCGGGCCGTCATGGGGCCAAGTTCTTGGAGGAGATTCAGGATTCTTGATCTTATAGGGACAAGGGCCGGACCCTGTGAATGGCGACATCCAAACTTGCCATTGCCCAGACGGAAAGGACCGTCTTTGGCAACCGAAACATCTGTCGTCAAGCCACGATCCCCAGTTTTCATCATGATATTTAATCCCATCGCATCTTGCTACGTTAGTCATCAATCTTCCCCAGTGCGTCTTGGATGAGTTCTCTGACTTCGATCATCGCGTCTCGAAACTGCTCAGGGTCATCAAGGTGCTTCAGAGCGTTTCTGAGCCGATTGTCCGCAGACCACAGTGCTGCCCATGCAATTCCTGCTTTGAAGGCTTGTTCGACCTGTATAGCCTCATCTGGCAGGTTGAACTGCATGATCACCTTCACAGGAACTGCTCCAGATTAGGAGGCTTCCATCCTTCAGGTTTCATTACTTTCCCAGACGGGCTTTTAATGAACTGACCATCGACCTGCTTATCAACAATGTTGGAGCGATGAAGCTCGCCCCAAGCACTGCCCAGATTTCGTCCAACCAAAGTGTAAGCAAGGCATAGACTGACCCAGGCAAGATCAAGAGCAGAATCCAGTAGCTCAACCGGGTTCGCGTCCAGATCGATGGGCTCTTTTCTGATTGAGAAGGATGCTCCATCTAGGACTCCTATTGCTCTACGTAGTTCTACGGACAGGGATGGACACTCTAGAGACTCCAGCATCTCCTTAGCCTCTTCCAAGACTAGGGAGGTGTAGAGTTCTGTGTGGTACTGGTGACCTACACCCTCAACCCATTGCTCAACCGATTCGATTGGATTCATCCAGCTTCTCCATAATGCGGCGCAGGTAGATGGCCTGGTCAAGTGCTTCTTCGTATGCATGTTGGACCCATTGGCGCAACTCCAGAGGGTTCTCAGATACGGTGGTTCCGTACTTAGCAATGCCCATCTGCTGACGCCTAACGATGTCCACGCAGACTCTAGACTCAGTTCCTGTTGCTGGCATGGGCGGGTACTTATAGATGTTGGATGCGGTGAACATGCTTTGCGAGAAGCCAGCGGTCCCCCAAGCGGATCACCGAGCGCACCCAGGCGCGTTGATTGTGGCGATCCAGATGAGGAATTCCGCAGTGGAAAAGAGTCTTGGCGTGTCGGAGAAGTGCTTTAGTAGTCATAAAGTTCCACCCAATCAATAGCAAGGATGTCGTCAGAACGCAGGTTGCAGTAAGAAAGATGCATCAGGAAATTGATGCTGATGAAGTCTGATCCGTTCCAGGCTTTGCGACGGACTTTCTTCCCGTTTTTCATTGCCAGCAGAGCCATGCTAAAGCACATCTCTCCTGTAGCTGCGTCATAAAAGTGCTTCATCGGCTTCCCTCAGAATTTGCTCTTGCAGTTCTTTCTTGGTCGGGGGTTTGACCGTACCGAAAGGCCAGCAAGGTGGTGCGTCTTTGGATTTGGTTCCGTCAGGTTTAGTGAACATAATCAAAAAGGTACGTCAGATTCATCATCCCAATCATCATCACGGGTGCCCTTCTTAGCACCAGCGGTCTTCTCAGCCTTGCCCACAAACTCAAGTGAGTCAATCGTGCCGCGCATGTTGTGGTAGGTCTTGCCGTCCTTGCCTTCATAGACCTCAATGTGAACGTCTTTCATGTCCACAAAGATCAGAGTCCCCTTGCCGAGAAACGGAGCCAGCGAGTCAGCCCGATCACCAAACAAGGTAGCCTGAATCCACTGTGAAGGCTTCTTGCCGTCACGATCTTTCTGGCCGTAGTTGTAAGCCAAAACAAGATTCGCCACGGTCGTACCGTTGCGGGTAGAACGAATTTCGGCATCTTTGCCCAGGCGGGCATTTCCAATCAATCGCATCATTCTTCCTTCAAGTGATATTCGGCAAAGTGCTTGCCATTACGTTGTTTCATAACTTGTCGTATGTCATATCCGGCTTTGCGTAGTTCGTGGATACGCGCAGCAAGACGAAAACACCCAACTTTTTGCAGGGCATCCTGTGGTGTAACAGGGCCCTGTCGGAGAAGTTCAACTATTTGATGGCACTGTGATTCCATTAAGTTTCTCCACAATCAAATCAACTTCAATCAGGAACTGAGAGACTTCATTCTCAAGTTCTTTGATCTTCTGGGCATCGGTGTTTACCCTATAGATCGCCAACTGGAGGGGCTCAGGAAACCTAGGGTCAAACGAAACGAAGTCGCACCAAGGCCGACCCGTCACGGCCATCTGCCAGTACATCTGCGGCAGGTACTCGGGGTCAGCTGATCCGCGAAGCAGGTTGTCTAGGTGGGTCGCTGAGTTAGGGCACTTGATCTCAATCAGACCTTCGCTCACCAGGCCGTCAGGAGATGCACCAGACATCGTAATTGTCGGGTGGTCAATGAACCCTACGTCCTCAATCAATCGGCCTGTGCGGGACTCATAGGCCAGCTTTGCAATGGGTTCCTGATCAATCCCATGCTGCATGGCCGCGTTCGTGAAGCCTTCCTTCTTGGACCCTGTGAGTCGCTCCAAAGCAAGTTCAACAGCGTAGTTCTTACGCGAGGCGGCCGCTCCGGTTTTGGTCTTAGCAACGATGTCCTTGATTCGAGACGCTGTTGCCTTACCAACTCGGGCTAAAAACCATTCAGGAGTCTGTTGTGTGTTCATCTTGTTTTCCAACTACACCTCGCCACGGGAGGTTCTGTGCAAGGGTTGGACCGAGGTTGACTCTCAGCGCTGCTTCACTAGGAGTCACGGCACCTAAATACCAATATTCACCATCCCAGTAGGAAAATTTCAAAATGGGTGCGTTTCCTTTCCATGTCTGAAACTTCCTTTCATAGACTCCTACTCGGACGGGATTAACGCCTTCGAGCCAATCAGTTCTTGTTTGCATTTTTTAGTGACTGACTATGAATCGCCCAGAGCTTCTCTTTCATCGGGCCTACAGGAACGGCCTTAAAAGCCTTCTGGAGGGCTTCCAAGCCTTCGAGTGCAGCTTCCCTTAGCCTGGGCAGGTTTGCTTCCTCAAAAGCCTTGTAGGCTTCATCCACTGCGGTCGCGTGACCATCGTCATCCTCAGGAGCGATGCCACAGGCTGCCATCAGGGCGTAGCGTCGAGCGTAGGTGAGTGCAGACCCGTACCCTTGCGGGTCTTTCTTGCTGGCAGGAACATGGAGCTTTCCAGCCGAAACCTGTTCGCCAGACTCATGGATAAAAAGAGTCTCAATAACGATCCCGTCATCACACTCATGTGATGTCTGCATCAAGAAGATGCCGTTATTGTTGAGACCATCGATGACCGCTTCAATGCAAGCAGCAAGGTCTGCGTACTTTGATTTGAAATGCGGATTGGAAGCAGTCTTAAGTGCAGGCCCAAATGCTTTTTGAGCCTTCACCAATGCAGAAGCAATGTTTTTCATACCTTAAATTCATCAATAGAACGACCGTTAGCGATGCGAGTCTTCAGCCACTTAGCCATGATTCCGCGACCAGACCAAGTGTTTTCGCCGTCACGGTACTTGGGAACTACGGGCTTGCGCTCTTTAGCAACCTTGACCTTCGGTTGCTTTGCAGGAAATTCCCAGTTCGAGACAACTTCCTTGTCCCAGAAGACCATCTTGGTGTCGGTCTGAATCGGAAGCGGGAACTGTCCCAGCTTCATGTACTTATTGACCTTGCCGCGAGTAATACCGAGCAAAGCGCAAACACCATTGATTGACAAAAACATATCGTGTCCTTTCGTGTGGTAGTGGCTCCTGGCGCAACTCAGGACTATTGCGAAATCGGAAACGCTCACCGCGCTTGCGGGCCACTATTGAGATTTTGGGCCTCAATTTTATCCTGTGTATAGGTGTTTTCCCTAAGTTGTTGAATCCATTTCAGGGCTTTGCCAGTGCAGATTTGTGATCCTGTGACTCGGAGAACCCTCCAGCCCAAGCACATGGCCTCGGCGTACTTCTCGGCGTCCTTCTCGAAACCAGAGCCACGGTTGTGGCGACCGTTGATCCAAGTCCCGCCCTCGACCTCGACAGCCAGCATGTGAGCAGGCCAAACCATGTCCAGCCTCCAGCGGCGTTTATGGTGGAACTTATGCTCCAAACCAGGCTCTTCTATGCCTGCTGCACGGAGTTGGTCGAGGAGTAATAGCTCTAGGTTAGACATATCAAAGCAGGCAACTGGCAACTTCTTCAATAGTCTGAGCCAACAAATCCTCTTCTGTACCTATGACTCGCTCAAACGTCTTGTGAGTCTTGTGGACAGACAGACCTGACCCTGAATGATGCTCTGGGCATAGCGGTATGGTGAACACATGCGGTGCCCGCTGACCCATGCCTTGTCCTTGCCTTATGTGATGCACCTGGGCCTCAACGTGACCGTTTCCGATGCGGCGACAGGCTATGCAGCCAAGCGCGGCGACTTTGCCCATCCACAAACGCTCAGTTCTGTTTGCTGCTTTACTCAAAAGTTACTCCTAGATTCATCGCCGCATAACTCTGCACATTCTCCATATATTCACCAAACTCAGATACTGACATCTGAGTAGTTGACTTTCTACGGGTAATAATCTCGCCATCAGGCAGAGTTACCTCATCACATACGCCAAACTTACGCGCAAACATTTCATGCCAAACGTCTGAGTCATATTGCTTCCCATTGACGAATGCCTGCTGAGAAATCGTTTTATATAGATAACCCCACAACCTAGCGTTCTGAGCAGTATTGCGTTTTGCCTCCTCAGTAGTAACTATCAGTCGGATTGGGGTTCCTTTATCTGCAAAAGCCTGGGCGTTTCCTTTGATGACTGCACAGAATGCTGTCCAGACATCTGGGTTTCTAAGCACAAATTCACGGTACATGGTGTTAGTGGCAGAAACGAATCAGTCCAATAAAGATGAAACTTGTTGTACTCGCATACTCGCTCAATAACAATGTCTGATTCATTGTGATAGTAAAAACACTGATCTCGTTTATGGCACCATCCGCCCATGCAAGAGATCATTCAATAACCTCTTGTTCCTTGGCAACTTCTATAAACTGAAACGTAAGATTCCACATATGCTCAAACACAGGACGTTTTTGTAGCCACGCCCAAAACTTATTTTGAGCCTCTACAATATTATTTGCTTTTACAACTACAGTTCCGCTTTCTGCGTTGCCAGCACTTGACCATTGGACTGTAAAGATTCTCATTTCAATATTTCCCTTTCCAATACTTCAACCATGCTATGCAACTGATCAAGCAAATAATCTGGCACACGGTCTTTAGCAATCATCACGCTTTCCAATGCGGATAGCAGGCGCATCATTTGGAGTAGTTCTGGTTTGCTCATACATTTCGCTCCTTCAGCGCGGCCTCGATGGCGCGGGCGTACTTCTGCAAACACTCCCGCATTGATGGGCTTTGTGGGGCTCGCATCCACACATCCTCCATTTCCTCATCCGTCAGCCCTCGCCACTCGCGGCGGGGTGGGTGGGTGCGACCAAGCCGTCTGATGTACTCGGCCTCACACGCGGCTTTCACATAGTCAGGTTCGCCATAGGCCTGGAAGACACCGGGGAACTCATCGACGCAGGCATCAAGGTGTTCCTTCCACCCTTTCCATGTGATGAGGATGCGACCAAATGGCGTGATGCCTAGCCAGTTGTTGTACCCGCAGTCTTTGTCGCCATCGAGTACCCAGCTAATCGCCGCAGGCTCCTGCTCCGGCTGCTCCAGCGCGGCGCGGAGGGCGGTGATCAAGGCGCGGCCTTCTCGGGAGTCTTCTTCCCATTGACCGTGCTTCACTTTCTCCAACGCCTCCAGCGCCTGCTGGGCGGCTTCTCGTAGCGTGGTCATGCCTACCCCCTTGCGCGGATGTCGTTGATGATTTCGACGGCCCAAACCGGCTCGGCGTATTGCATCGCTTCGGCTTCAACGATCTGAGCACACGCCTCACGCTCGGCAGCGGCGACAAGGGCGGCGAAGCGCAGCGCAAAAGCGTCTGGAACAAACAGTGGGCCGTCATGCGACGCCCCAGCCTCCCGCGCCCACTTGATGATGTCGTCGCGGGTCATGCTTGCCCCTCCGCTTTGGCGTACTCCTGCTTAGCTACCTCGCAAAAGATTCCGCACTGGATTTCAGGTTCATCCTGGTAGCGGCCAGTCCCTTGAGGTAGCTCATCCAAGAAGACGCGCTCGTCGTCTCCATCCTTGGTGAGCTTGACCATCTTGACCCCAAGCGCCCGAGAGGCGCCAGCCATCATCCAGAAGCGCTCTGGGAAGTCCTGCCTGATCTTGTTCCAGTAGCCCGCTCCAGAAGACTTCACGCAGCCGATGCAGTTGTTGTGCTGGTAGCCCAGCTCGTACATCACCGGCAGCTTGATTCCGGCGTCTTGGACCATCGCTAGGCAGTCGGAATGAGTCAGTCCGCGCTCAATAAGCGGCGCAGTGCAGTCGATGTTGTTCGCGTCTAGAAAGTCATCAAAACGCGCCTGCTCTTCCGAGGAATAGCCCATGACATGCTTGTCAGTTGGGAGTTGGTACTGCTCTCTGACGCGCTTCTTAAGCAGGAGGGTGCAGGGCGCTCCGTCCACGCCTGAGATGTACTTGCGCTTTGTGATCACGTTGTAGATGGACCCGCCATATTCGGACGCGATCATGTTTGTGATCGGAATCCCGAACCAGCGTTCGCAGTCGGCAGCAAAGCGGTCGTTATCTGGGTGCTCTTCCTTGACGATGCACCTCGCAACAACGATGTCGTGGCTGCCCTTGTATTGAGCGATGGCTAGCTTTGTGGCAACCGCGCTTGCCGCTCCACATGAGAACCAGCAGACGAGTCGTGAGCGATTCATGCTTGCCCCTCCGCTTTAGCGATGGCGGCGCGGGTTGCCGCGACCATCTCGTCTGCTTCGCCACCTTCTATGCAGTCGACAAAGCTCTCAACCCAGTCCTTCAACAGTGTCAGCAGTTCCTGATTCACCGCATGCAGGCGGCGCAGTTCGGCGGCGGCTGAATCTGCGATGTCTTGCCCCCAGACGCCAAGCTCAGAAAGATCGTCTTCAAGCGCATCAGCCAGCCGCAGGGCTTCGGGTTGGTTACTCATAGTTTTTCTCCTTCAGCGCGGCCTTAAGTGTCTGTGCCATTTCCTGCTGCCAACACGGGTTGTATTCAGCGTTGCAGCGTCCGCCGCAAGCGTCTTCCAGCGCAGCTATAGCCTCTTCCAAAACTTTACGATCTACTTGCATAGAGGTTCCTGCTCGCGGGGTGGTTGGGCACGACCAAGCCGTCTGATGTACTCGGCCTCACACGCGGCTTTCACATAGTCAGGTTCGCCATAGGCCTGGAAGACACCGGGGAACTCATCGACGCAGGCATCAAGGTGTTCCTTCCACCCCTTCCATGTGATGAGGATGCGACCAAATGGCGTGATGCCTAGCCAGTTGTTGTACCCGCAGTCTTTGTCGCCATCAAGAACCCAGCTAATCGCAACCGGCTCCGGCTGCTCCAACGCGGCGCGGAGGGCGCGGATAGCTGCATACACATGATCTGGTGCTTCCTCACGTCTATCAAGAAAATAAGACCTTTGTTTTTCCAACGCCTCCAGCGCCTGCTGGGCGGCGGTTCTCATGTTGCTCATGGTTCTTCCCTTCGCTCAATCAACTTCTTAACCTCAGCCTGAACCGTCCTTAGAGTCTCGCCCCTAACAAGATCAATCAACTCATTGTTGTCAATCTTCATCGATGTGAGATAAAACTCTCCAGGCTCTCCAGGCTCCCATGAGTCAGGATGTCCGTACATGCGACCAGGATCGCCAGCAAAGTAATAAAACTCCACATCCCAATCAATTCCGTATACGTTAACTATCATGCAATCCTCTTGATCTTCAGCATCTCACGAACCTTGTCAGGCATCGGGGCCGACAGTTTTTCATCCTGCCTGATCTTGACCAATGCGTCATCCTGGGATTTACCCTTAGTCCGCTTCTCAACCCAATCGGCCTTGAATCCCTGCCAGCCGCGAACGCAGCATTCCTGCAGAGCCTCTTCTAACGTCCAGCCTGCTGCCTCTGCCTCACGCTTGATGCCATCTAGGGCGGCCGATGTGACCGGAGCTTTCTTGGTCTTCCGCAGTTGAAGAAAAGAATTCCAAACCCAATCAGGAACGTCCAACGGACGGGCCACAGGCGCAGCCTTCTCTATTGGTTTATGGTTCTTGGTTCTTGGTTCTTGGTTAGCTTTCAACTGGGTTTCCACTGGGGGCCCACTGGCAACCAACTCGGAACCAACTGGGTTTCCACTTGGTTCCTGTTGGGTTGCAACTCGCTTCTTTGGACGACCACCAAAGACCCCGTTTTGCCTCGCAACCTCTGCCCGCTTGTGGTACTGGGCGATTTCATGCTCACATCTTTCATGCAACCAGCCGTTTTCGGTCTTGGTGAAGAAGTCATTGAGAACAGAAAGAACCGACTCGGAACCCACCCGTAACCGACGAATAACCCAGTCGGTTTCTATCGGTATTGGCTTCTCTGTGTCGTAGTACATCTCAAGGAGCCTTCTGTAGGCAAGGTCTTCCTCGTTGCTGAGATGAGCAGTGTTGGCGCGGTAATCGCCAATGTGGTGAGGGTAGTAATGCATCCCGATCTCCTGGACGCTTGGATTAGCAGGGGCTTCAGAGCCTCCCGTCATCCGGAGGTGCGGACCTTTCGGCTACCCGCTCCCCCGCTAATCAAAGCGCCCAATGACTGTTGCGTAATCCGTCGATCTCTGACCATCGACGGGGCTAGGGCGTCCACGTTGCGCGGACAGATTGATTGTTACACGATCTGGGAGTACGATGTCAAGCCATGAAGATCACAGCATCCATTGAACAGCAGTCTCCTGTGCCTGCATTCGCCGCAACCCTGCTTAACGCAGTCACGGTCCTGCACATGATGCACTTGCAGACCAAGAGCTTCTCCCAGCACAGTGCCTTATCTTTTTACAACGATTTTGGAGATATGGCCGATAAATTTGTGGAGCAGTACCAAGGCATCTACGGACTGATCACAAGTTATCCACAGCAGACTGTGGTCAACATTAAAGACCCGGTGTCGTTCGTCACTGAGCTGCACGCCAGCGTCGAGATGATGCGCCGACTGCCAGGCTTCCCGCAGGACACATGCCTACAGAACGTAGTCGATGAGATCGCAGGAATGCTGGCGCAGACGCTCTACAAGCTCAGGTTCTTGGCATAAGACCATTGGCGGAATGATCAGCAAAGAAAACCACCATGCCGCTGCGTAAGACCAAAGCAGGTTGGTTCTGGGGAAGCAAAGGACCGTTTCCCGACAAAGCCAAGGCTCTGCAAGTCGCCCGTGCGGCCTATGCGTCTGGTTACAAAGGCGAGTCTCAGCCAATTATCAAGTTTTATCCTGAAAAAGATAAAACACGATAAAACTAGACTAAGAAAAAAACAAGAACAGTAAAAAAAATTTGGCTGCCGGCCCAAAAATTTACAAAAATGTTTACCGGCTGAACTTTTTGTAGAAAACCGCCGGCTAATTTTTCTTTCCAAATTTTTTTTTGAAAATGCGTAGTGGGGTGTTTTAGGGTAGTGCTATATAACTACCAGACCCCTTTTTTTGGGGGGTCAACCCTAATGGATGGGCATCCAGCATAGGGTAAACCCTAATAGGGTAAACCCTACC